GTCGATGGCGCCCTGATCCACGGGCGGCGGCAATGGCTTTTTACCGGGTTTCGCTAGGTCGTCCATCGCGGGCGGCGGCGGGTACAAAATCGCCTCGCGGGCGGCGGCGCCATCCTTTGCAATTTGGTCGAGTTTCTTTTGATGCTCGACGGCGGCCTTTTCCCGTTGCGCTTGATAGGTATCGCTTAGCCCGGTGGCGACGTGAATCGACGCCGCGTAATTCGTTAGCCCTTGTTGAATGGCGTCGCCCGTGCCCCATGGCATCGCGCCCGCCTGTTTCGCCAAGCCCTCGACCATGCCTTGCCACAACCCTTTCACGTAATTAACGCCGACGTCCCACATGTGCATAAACTTGTCGACGTCCTCTTGCCATACATAAACGATGTCTTCGGCGAGCTTGTCGAGGAACGTCATAAACGACGACCATGCGGCGCTAAGGTTTCGCAAGTCGTGCTCGGTGTTGTAAACCCATTCGTCTATGTACGCGGTAACGTCGTCTTTCCATGTTTTGAAAGCGTCACTCTTTAGCGCGGTTTCGACCGAACGGCCCATGTCGTTTAGTGCGGGAAGTAACGACGACAATATCGCGTTGCCGACGCCGGTCGCGGCGAGTTTCATGTTCGCTAAGTGATCGTTGAAATCGCTGGCTTGTCGGGCAAGGTCGCCCGACATCGTCGCGCCCAGGTCGGCCGCGTTTTTCTTTGCGGCATCCAACGCGGCGCCGCCCTGATTCAAAAGCGGAATCATCGCGGCGCCTTGCTTACCGAATAGCGCTTGCGCCTCGGCCGTCTTGCCGGCGCCGTCGGCATATTGCGACATTTTGTTCGCAATGGTCGCGAGCAACTGATCGGGCGAAAGTCGCTTTAAATCGGCGACGCTGATCCCGATTCGCTCGAATGCCTTTGCGGCGCCCTTGTTGCCCCCTTCGGCGGCGTCGGCGTTCTTGTTTAGCTTCGTGATCGAACCGGCGAACGAATCGGTGTCGACGCCCGCTTTATTGGCCGCTTGCGAGTAGGCGCTAAGTGTCTCGACACTGACGCCGGTTTTTTGCGCAAGCTTGCCCATCGCGTCGGCGGCGTCGATAAGCGTCGTTCCCCATGAAATCACGGCGCCGACACTGAACGCGACGCCTATCGCCGCGCCCGCTGTTTCAGCAATCGATATCATTTTTTTAAACGAGCTTTCGACAACGGCGACGGCTTTCCCCATGTCCGATTCAAGCGTCGCGTACTTGGCGATTAGGTCAATGGAGACGGCGCCGACGGTGTTCGTTGCCATGGTTTAGCCTTTATGGCGTAAGAGTTTGACGCGCTCGATTAGCTCGGGCGTGATCGGTTGATTCGCATCGAAGTCGGGCGGGTCGTGTTCGATGACGGGATACACGCGCGCAAATGCAACCCACGAAAGAAACTCGCGGCGCGTCATGCTGCGACGCAATTCGCTAATGGGTCGGCCCATGCGCAACGCGAGCACATGCCAAAACCAAGCGAACGCGTCGCTTTTCAGTTTCCCTCGGCGGCCTCGATAGCTTTGTCGACATCGTGGGCGATGCCGTGAATGTCGAGCACGGCGCGAATAAGCGCGGCCGTCAATGGCGAACGCATGGCGCGCGCCTCGTCGACGGTGATCGGCGAGCCATCCTCGCGACGTACACATTTGGAAATGACGCGGCTGTTAAACGATTCCATCAAGCGCGGGTCGCGGTTGCCTTTCGCGTCTTGCGTGCGAAACACGTTTTGTACGTCGGCGTCGGCGAGCTCGCATATCTGATACGTGCGCGTTTTGCCTTTGATTTCGATGTCGGTCGGATAGACGGCCGGCGCCTCGAAGTCGTCGTGTGCGTTCATGTTGTCCACCATGTCGTTTTAAAAGGTGCCGCGCCCGCGTCGCGTTCGCCCCACGGTGGCAAAGCGAAAAAACCGCAACGGGGCGCGACACAAGGCCCGCCGTGTAGCCACTGCCAGCGGCTTAGAGTCCGGCCGGCTTCGGTGTAAACACGAGGTCGGTTTCGGGTTGAATGACGAGGTTGTATTTGACGATATTGTTTTGCACGATTTCCGGCGACACGCTGGCGACGTAACCGGTAAATGTGTAGCTCGAACGGTCGGCCGGTGGCGTAATGACGCCGGCCGCGATAGCAGGGTCGGCGACGCCGTCGCTTAGCGCGATGCACCATGGAACAATCGAGCGCGACACGCCGAGCTGAACCAATTTCGGATAAACCGGGTCGTCGCTTTCGACCGCGCCCGATACCGTGCATTGCGCCAGCGTTTTTAGTCCTGGCATATTGGCTCGAACGATATCGGCTAAACATGTGATGTCGATAAGGTCGGCCGCGCTGGCGCCCGTGCTGATCGCGAGCGCGCAACCGATTTCGTCGACGGTCGTCGCGTCGGCGCTAAAATAGATTTGTGTGCCTTGGGTGGGAATCTTTGCCATGTTCGCGGGCTCCCGCTGTCGTGCCGATGGCGCTCGGCGAGGTCATAAAAAAACCGCCTGTCGGCGGTTAGGTCTGGGTCGGTGCTGGCCGTTGGAGCGGTGGCCCGCCGCGTTGCGTATACACGCCCCAATCAAACGCGATGACATAGGCGCGTGTTTCGATGTCGAACATTTCGGTAAAGCCCGACGCGAGGTAACCCCACGGCGAGCCGTTTAAGTAATGGTCGAACGCGTCGCGCAAGGCGTCGGCGAGGTCGTGCGCCGCATCGCGTTCAGTCGCCCAACAACCGAACGCGAAACGGTTGTAATCGGCGTCGGGTATATGCGCGAGCGGCATAATCGGCGTTTTGTCCGTCTGCGCATAAACGATATACGGGCGCGGCGTGTCGTTCGGTGCAATCGTCGGGAACACGGCAAGGTTGCCGTTTGATAGCGCCAGCATCGACGCCAGCGGCGGCCAACTAGCGACGACATCGAGAATCGGGGCCGTCATAGCGACGAGGCCGGCATCGATGCGAGCTTGCGCACGGTGCTGTCGAGCTCGGGGCCGAGCGTGACCGAAAACAACGTAACGGCCGATTCCTTTTCAGCCTCGAATACGTGCGTGAAAAACCGTTTCGCCGATTGTCCTGGCCGGCCGAGGCCGGTTGTATTCGTGCCGAATTCGACGAACTTCACGTAATAGGCCGCGCCCGCGACGCGGTAGCGTTTGCCGACGCGTTGTTTACGTCGGTTTTTAACCGTGTTCGCGTACTTTTGCGAGAGCTTGCGCGTTCCGATGTAATAGATTTCGGCGGCGTTCTTGTCCTCGGGATGCTTGTCACGAAAGACGCCGATACTGTCGCGCAACAAGCCGGGCGGATGATCGTTCGCCGCGTACTTGTTCGGCTTCCCGACTGGCGCCGCCGCCTTGACGTCGTCGCGCATTTTTTTCGCGGGCGCGAATAGCGCTTTACGAATCGGCCCGCGCGCCAGTGCATACGGCAACGCCTTTAGGCGTGCGACGACATCGTCGAGGCCGACGAGCTCGATTTTGACAACGGGTTCGCTGTTAGCGTCCATCGTTGACGCCCTCGCTGCATGGGAGAGTCAAGTATTCGAGGCCGCTTTTCAGGTCGCCGAGTACGCCCTCGATTTGGTAAATGTGAAGCCCTTGCGAATCGATCAAGCGCATATCGGTCGTTATGTCGGGTCGATAGCGAATCGTGATGCGCGTCGTTATTTTGGAATCGACTTGTTGCCCGACAATGTATTCACGCGCGCTAAGGGGTGCGACCTCGGCCGCTAACGTGTCGACCGTCTGCCATGACGTGACAACCGCGCCCGTGTTCGGGTCTTGCGTTTGTACTTTGCTTTCGAGCGTCAATTGATGGCGCAAGCGGTGGGCGAGGATAGTCACGACACGCGGCCTTTTAGCTCGAACACATGGACGACGAGCAAACCTTTATCTAAATGCGCCATGCCGACGAACGTCGCGTCGTCCTGGGGTAGTTCGTGGCCCGTGCCGACCATGACAAAGCGCCGGGCCTCGAACGGTTTGCTCGGGTCGACCAACGCCCACAAACAAACCGCGTCGCCTTGCTCGCGTACCGTCAACACTTCGGCGCCCTCGGGCATGTCGAGCACGCTGTCGACGGCAAGCGTAAATTTCCACACGGTACGCATCAGGCGCATGCCGGGTCGCGGTAACGATGCAAAATGTCCGTGATGCTCGGCGGCAAATAACCTAGTGCGATTTCCTGCACGGGCGGGCGCGTCGATTCGGGATTCAGGCCGCCGCTACGGTCTTCATATAGCCAAGACATCGTCAACAACACGGCCGCCTGAATCACGGCGGGAACGTTCGTTGTGTCGTACGGCGTCGGCGTGGGCGCCTTGATGTAATCGAGCACAATCGCCGAGGCTTGCGTGATGCGCAATTGAATGTCGGGAATTTCGGCGTCGTAATAGTTGCGCAAATGGTCTTGTGCTTGCTGCAAAGTGACGAGGTCGGTCATGGCAAGCACAAGACCA